CATGGTGATCGGCATGTGGTCGAGTTCCCAGCCGCCCCAGAGCACGGCCGGGCGGCCGGCGTTGGCGGGGCCGGCGTGCCGGGCCTCGTAGCTCATGCGGATCTCGGCGCGCTGCTCGGGGGTCGTGGGCCCCGGGTTTTTCAGCACGGAGCCGGCGGACGCGTCGTTGGCGAGGTAGCGGCCTTCGAATCGCTGGCGGCCGAGCTCGTTGCCGAGGCCGTTGCGGTGCGCCTGGACGACGCTGACACCGACGTAGGGGTTCTCGAGCAGGATGCCCGGGATGTGGATGATCTGGTCCTTGCCGACCGTTTGCTCGACGGGGCCGTGCTCGCGGTGGCGGATGTCGAACGTGGCGCTGCTGCCCTCGTACTTCGGGGTCACGCAGGCCGGGTTGATCGGGTAGAGGTACTGGACCTTGCCCTTGGGGGTCTTGATCTTCCACAGGTACGCGTTGCCTCGCAGCATCGACGTAAACGTGTAGGACCACACCGAGAACGCCGAGGCGTCAGGGTTGGGGCGGTGCAGCACCGAGTATTGCGAAGCGTCCGCGACGGGTGAACGGTTGCGGCCGTGACCGCGGAACAGCGTCAGCGGCAGCGCGGCGGCCGTTTCGCTGATGAGTCGCACGCCGCGCATGAACGCCGGCAGGCCCGCGGCGGCGGTGAACGACACGCGCTCGCCCGAATGCGACACCGTTGTGCCCCAAACCGAAGGGCGCGGGATCGGAAGGCTGGAGTCAAACAGGCCGTACAGCTCGTGGCGGGCGCCGTCCTCGCCGCGGACGATCACTTGATCTCCTGAAGGCAATAGACGTTCTCGCGGGGTACGAGGACGTGGCCGGCCATCTCGTGCGAGCGCTCCTCGCTCTCGACGATCTGGGCCGCGATCAGCACGAAATCGCTACGGGTGCGCCTGACGAGCAACCCTTCGATGGTCGGCGCCCCGTTCTTCATGTGAAACGCGTAGCGCCGCTTAGTGCCTACCATTCAATGCCTCCAGAGAGGGTGCCGGCGCCGATGGCCCCAGACAGGGCCAGCGTGACCGCGACAAGTGGGCTGATGTCCACTGATGACGACTTGCGCGACCACGCCCAAGCGTCGTCGCCGAGCGGTCGTTTTGCTGCACCCTTGATCGCGGACAGCAGTTCGCCGGTTCCGAGATGCGCGACGGTGCCTTCGCTGATGGCATCAAAGAGCTGGCCGCATGCCTGCGCGTGTTCCTTGGCCCCGATTGCCTCGACATTCACGCCGAGCGCGGCCAGTTTCGGCAGAAGAGACGCCGCTGGGCTGGCCTGGTCGCACTTGACGCCGATCGTCGCGTGCTTGCCTACAAGTTCTGCGAGCCGCCCCGGAACCCATGCGGTCCCCGCGCGATGCTCGATGACTTCGATGTGATGCTTCCCGTCGGGCCGCAGGCCCGCCACGCCGACCGCCGCGGCCGATCGGTCGGGCCGGACGTCGAACGCGAAGCAGACAGGGTCAAGCGGCTTCGATTCGGCGTCGATGCGGTCGGTCCAGGCCTCGACGCTGATCGGTCCGCCGGCTTCTGAGTCGGTGACGGGCCAGTCGCCGATGCCGAGCCGTTCGACCTTGAACGTGTCGGGGTCCATCGACCGCTGCTCTCGTTCGATGTGCTCGAGCGAGATGCGGATACCGAGCCCCGGGTTGGCCTGGCCCCACGCTTCCTGGCTGTCGATGTAGCCGGGCTCGGTCTCGGCGCGCTGCTCGTCGGCCGACCACTCGAACCACGCCAACCCCGGGTCATCGCCGGCCACGCCGCGCTGACGGATGCGGGTGAACACGATGCCGTCGTCGTGGACGTCCTGGTCGACGGCGGAGCCGGTGTACCAGACCTGCGGGTTCGGACGAGCAGCCAGCGTCGGCAACAGGGCGCCGTGGGCGCTCTCCGGGAGGATCATCGCCTCGTCGAGGACCAGAAGGTCGCCGGTGAAGCCTCGGCCGCCGCCCTTGGTGCGGGTGCGGAACCGGATGCGCTGACGAAGCCCCGTCCGCGGGTTCTTCTTCAGCTCGATCCCTTCCTCACCATGCGACTTCGAAACTCGCTGCACACGCCGCTCGAGGTCCGGCGTGTCCTCGATCAACTGCAACAACCGGCGGAACGCCTCGAGCGAGGTGTCGAACTGGTGGGCGGAGTGGATCAGCAGCCGCTCACCGAGCAGGAACAGGCCGGCGAGTTCGCGGGCCTCGAGCAATCCGCCCTTGCCGTTCTGGCGGGGCACATCGACGCCGACTTCGAACGCTGCCCACTTGCCGTCGGGGCGTTCGCCCAGCGCGTTGGTCAGTACGTGCTGCTGCCATGGATCGAGGTCGAGGCCGGCCATAGCCGCCAACTCGATCGCTTCCGCCCCCGAAGAGGACGAATACGGCGGGACGGCGGTGATTCTAGGCTGCTGAACCCCCAAGACGGGTGGCGCGCCGCGCTTCGAGCTCGTCGACACTGTCGGTTTCCTCTTCCACCGGGGCAAGCTCGTTGAGGCGGTCGAGCACCTCGCGCAACGCGCGAGCACACATCGACTTGGATGTCGCCGAGTTCTGGGCGCTGTCCAACTCGCGGGCCAGCACCAACGCCGATTCGGCCAACGCGGACTCGGCAAGAGCCGCATCGCGCCTCTTCAGCCGCACCAGGTCGCGTTCAACAGCATCAACAACGGCCATAGGTCACCAAGGTCTCGACGTGGGGCGTGCTTTGCGTCGGCCGGCCGTTGCCCGGTTGCACCCTTGGTGCTCCGGCCCGACGTAACGACTGCGATCTAGGTCGTCATGGCCGAGGTCCCAATCCTCGCCCGGCGAGATCAGCTTGCCGCACCGGGCACACCGCACACCACCAAGACCTACAACTCGCTCCCACCTGGCCCGGAGCTTCTTGTGCTCCCACCCATAGCCCCGTTCGGCAGCAGTTGGGCGGTCACGGTTCGGCTCACGGACCCGATCACGCTTCCGCTTGGCCCGACCGCGGCAAGTGGTGCAGATCCGGTCGCGTGGACCCCGGACCGTGAGCAGCCCACAACGCTCGCAAAGTTTCATTCTGCGGCCTCACAGCCAACGGGGAGAGAAAGCTCTCTGGCGGGGTGCTGGGGGCCTTGCTCGTGGTGTAGGCATGCCCCCCCCTTCAGCGGTTGTGTTCGGCTGCTACGTGGTCGCGGAGGGTGTAGTAGGCGTCCTTGGCTGCGCGTCTGGAGGTAGGGCGCAGGGTGGGGCGGTGCTCCATCCTGAGGGTGTCGAGGTGGTGGGCGTCGCGGTCGTCGTTGACGCGGTGGGTTCGTCCTGCGTCGTCGACGTAGGTGTAGTGGTTGTCGACCACTCTTAGTCCGGGGGTTGCGCGGTAGAGGCTGCGTACGCGGTAGCTGCTGGTCGCGCCCGTGTTGACTATCTCGGCAACCTTGGGATCGAGCGGCTCGGTAAAGGTGATGGTGCAGGCGTGCTGCTCTGTGTTCTGTAGCTCGGCGTGCAGTTCGGCGGGGGTGGTGCCGTATGCGAGCTGGTCGGCATCCATGACCATGAGCCAGTCTGTGTTCGGCTCGGCCAACGGTTGGGCGAGCTGGAACATGAGGGTGCGTTTCTCGATCTCGTTGTTGAGATAGGGGCCGTTGGGGATGTGGATGGTGCAGCCGATGCCTGCTGCCCTGCAGGTGTCGAGGATGGTGTGGTGTTCGTATGGGTGGCTGGTTGCTCGGTCGTCTTGGTAGAGGAAGTAGCGTCCGTCTACGGCGACGAGGTGGCTGATGCCTGCGGTGTGGGCGAGGCTGGTGATGCTGGCGGCGAGGAGTGCCGGTGTTTCGTCGTAGAACGACAGCAGGCCGATGAGCTTCACTTGTGCGGGCAGGTGGTGGTGGTGAGGCGTCGGCAGGTCAGGCACTCGCGACCTAGCGCCTTGGCGAGGTCGACCATGCCGAGCGTTGTGCAGAGATGTTCGAGCTGTGCGCGCTCGTGCTCGGTGAGGTGGATGGCGGGCATCAGTCTCGGCAGCGGTCGCAGAGGGTGACGAGGTTGGCCGGTTCGTCGGTGCCGCCATAGCGGGCTTCGCGGAGATACACGACGTCAAGGCGGGTGGTGTTCGGACATTCGGTGCAGCGATGCCCGTCACGAGCAAGGACCGCCTGCAGGACGGTCTGGGGCACGATCATCGTTGGGTTAGTCGATCTCGCTTTTGACGAAGAACGACCCTTCGCCGGCTGCCTGACCATGGCCGGTGGACTCGAAGCGGTAGACCCACCGGCCGTTTTGGTCGGCGGTGACGTACGCGGTGTAGAGGCCGTTGCCGGTGCGGGTGACGGTCTCGTCGCGGACGGTGCCGTCCGGCAGCTTCGATGAGCACTGGACCGTGGCCGGGTTGATGGCGATGTCGTTGATCGTGAATGTCGCTGAGCACGGGACGACCGTGCCGCGAATGAGTGACGTCCTTGACGATGGGGTCAGGGTGACCTTGGCGGGGGCGTCAGCGGCTGGGGCGGTGATGTGTAGCGGGCTCATCCGAGGTCGTCCTGGATCTCGACGGTGAAGTAGCCGTCGTTGGGGATCGTTTCGATCTTGCCGGTGTTCCAGGTGATCTCGTACTCGGCGTTGTAGAGACCGGAAGCGATGGTGTCGCCGGTGACCCAGGTGTAGGTCACGATGCCGCCGGTGGCGTCGGTCAGCGCGCAGGTGCCGGTGACGGTTGCCGTTGACCCGTCGGTGAGGGTGGCGGTCATGATGAGCTTGACTGTCGTAGCCGTCGTGAGGTTGACCGCTGTCACGACGTCGTTGATGGTCTGGGTGAGGTTGCGTACCAGCGGCGGGAAGGTGTCGTGGCGCTTGAACACGAAATCGGCGGTGCTAGCCATCGGTCACCTCCGTCGTGCGGATCGTGAATGGGGTTACGTGGGTGCGACGTAGAGTGCCGGTCGCGAGGGTTGGTACGACGGGCCGCCCGGACGAAAGGCCGTCGACCGTCCATCGAAGCTGGCGGCTTGCAGACACCGTGGCGATGACCGTCCAGCGCACTGAACGGGCGGTCGAAACGTTGCCAGCGACGGTCCAGGGCAGTGTCCGGGCGGTCGAGACGGCGCCAACGGATGCGCTGACTGCCCATGGCATCGTCCGCGCCGTCGCCACCGCGGAGGTCACCTTCCATGGCAGGGTGCGGCTGGTGGATACCGGGGTGGTGGTGGTGATCGCCCACGGCAGCGCTCGGGCCGTCGAAACGGCGGCCGTGACCGTCCACGGCAGCGAGCGGCTGGTCGAGACGGCGGTGAGGCTGGTGGTCAGCGACGCGTAGTAGACGTTGGCCTGGTCCTGCGTGACGGCTTCCCAGCCGAGCGCAACACCGATGTTCGGGCTGGCTCCTGACGCTCCGACCTGGCAGCAGTTGACCCACAGCGAGTCACCCGACCATGTCGGGTGATCGGGCGGGGCGCCGCCCAGCAGGCCGCCGAACGCGCCGTAGCCACCTCCGGTCCAGAGCTCGCGGATGCCGGCGTTGCCGCTGGTCGGGTTGTAGTAGCTCTGCAACAGGTCACCCTCGTTGGTGAGCATGCAGAACGTGCGGTTGTTGGACTCGCTGACCAGCATCTGTCGGGGCGTGCCCCACGTGGCGCCGCCGTCGGTGCTGATGGCCTGCCACACGTCGGTCGGGGTGCCGTCCTCGGTGTGGAACGTGGCGTAGGCGTCGCCGTTGGCAAGCTGGGCCATCGAGGTCTCGACGGTGTTGAACCCGCCGATCGTGCCGGTCAGGTGCGAGAGGTAGGCCCACGTCGTCCCGCCGTTGGTCGACTTCGCGACGTGGATGTCCCAGGCGGTGCCGAAGCTGTTGAGCGCGTAGCACGTCGCCAACAGCGACCCGTCGGCCAGCTCGATGAATCCATCGAGGAAGGTGCCGAAGCCGAACAGCGGCGCGCTGCCTCCGGTGAACGTGACCTCGACCGGTGTGCTCCAGGTGCTGCCGTTGTCGTCGGAGTAGATGTACCAGCCGCGCCATAGGTTGCCGGTGGGGAAGCCGACGAGGGTGCCGGTCGCCCACTGGCAGAACGCGATTGCCAGGCGGCCCGAGGTGAGCTTGCGGATGTGGGTGTCCTGGATGGCGTTGCGCTGGCCGCCGAGCGTGCCCGCGCCTCCGCCCAGGATCACGGTCTCACCGCTCCATGTGGCGCCGGCGTCAGATGAGGTGATCGTGCACAGCGCACCGTCCTGGGTGCCGTGCGCCGTCGCACGACGGTAGACCATGCGGAGCTTGCCGTCGGCCTGCTTGCAGATCGACGGAAACGCCCGGTGGGCGCTGCTTGTGCCGACCGTTCCCCCGGCGATAGCAAGCGTCTGTGACTGCGAAACGGTCCTGGTGACCGTGACGCCGCTGACACTCCACAGGAGACTCCGGCTGGTCGCGACCGGGATCGGCAGCAGCATCGCCGCGACACCCGCGCTCATCTCCGTCGTAGTGATCGCGCGGTTGACGACCCCGAAAGCGCACCCGGCGGCCTTGATCGGAAGTTGCCGGGTGCCGTTGTTGTTGCGGCCCAGGATGCCGACCTTCAACGTGGCCGGTGTCAGCGCGGCCTGCGAACCGCCAGCGCCGGTGATGTCAGTCGATACCAGCGTGCCGTTCTTGTAGACCTTGACCTGCGAGCCGAGCGCCAACGACACGTCGATGACCAGACAGTAGAAGTTCCACTGACCGGTCGTGGCCTTGGTGATGACGGCTTGGCCCGAGGCGGTCGCGTTGCCGTAGTTGATGTTCGACAGCGCCTTGCCGGCGCCGGGGCCGCTGCCTGCGGAGTTGTTGTAGTCGCTCTGCACGACGTGCGTGAACGTCGGCGAGTTGCTCAGCTCGAAGATCATGCCGTCGTCGGTCGCGTCGACGTCTTGGCGCTGCCACCAGAAGTACGTGGCGGTCGCCGATGGCGCGAAGCCCGTGGAGTTGATCGCGACCTTCGTCGCCGACCCGTTGTTGACCGGGACCTGAGCGGCGCTATCGGGACCGGTCGTCAAAAACCCCGACACGTCCGCTCCCCACGTGAGGGTAAGCGGAGTGCCGCCGGTGTCGGCAGCGGAGGTGCCCGACGTCTCGGTCAGCGGCCAGTAGTGCTGCTTGCCTGAGAGGCCGTTAGCCCATGTGTTGAAGTCAGAGAACACGGCCCAGGGCCCCCTTTTCGGCTACTGGATCGCGTCGTTGTGCGCCGTCAACGCAGGCCTAGCGTTGACGGCGATGTCGACCGGCTCCCACGCGAACACGATCTGCCGGCCGTTGGCGCGAGCGCGACAAGCCAGCACGCCGGTGGCGGTGTCGCAGAGCGTGCCCTCAAGCGAACCGTCGACGAACACGGGCGGCTGGCCGCTGAGGCGCGGGATCGGGAAGCAACGAACCTCGAGGACCGATCGGTCGCCGCAGTCGTGGTAGTGATAGGCCACCGACTGGGTGTCGTTGGCAACCTCTTGCACACTGGCGATGAGCACCGAGACGTCGTCGGTCGGGTTCTGTGCCCACCGCTCGGCGTGGGTCACGGTGCGGTGTCGCCACCGAACGTAATCGAGCACGAATCCGAAGCTGCCGAGGCCGACGCGGTGACGGTGCGCTTCATCCAGATCCCGCGGAACTGGCCGGCGTTCAGCCCGGTCGCACCCCACGCTGTCTGTCCCGCGCTCTTGGTGGTGGGACGGCTGAAGGTCACCGACGTCGGCGCGGTCGACTCGTTCGCGATCGTTGCCATCGTGACGTTGATCGCCTCCACGGCCATCCCGATATCGACCTCGGTGTCTGCCGAGCTCGTAAGCGTGTCGATCCACACTGCCGGGTTCTGCAACTGCAACGACCCGTGTGCGTTCTTGACCGCGAAGCCGCGGTACTCAACGTCGCCGGCCGTGGCCTCGGCAGACGAGACGTCGTCGAAGAGGTTGTTGGCGACCGCGGTGGTGATGAGACCGCCGGAGACGGTCGACATCGCGCCGCCGAGACTTGCGGCCGGACTGGTGTTGGAGGCGCCGCCGGTCAGGCGCACTTCGAGGTCTGTGGCAGTGATCGCCATACGCGGCTACTCCTTCTGGGCTAGTTGGTTGCGGTGTTGCTATTCGCCGGTGATGGCCTTGATCCGGGTGATCTGGTCCTCGGCCTTCAGGGCGCGGGCCTTCCACGCCTCACGGCTCGTGGACATTGCTGCGAGATCGGCGAGGGCTTGGTCGCGCTCGGCCTTGGTCTGTACGCACGGATCAGCCGACGGGGGCGGGGGCGTCGTCGTGGTTGGCGGATCAGGCACAGGCGCCGGGTCCACTACCACCGCGGGGGCGAGCCGGGCGCCGCGGTCGGTGCCGTCGCTCGCGCTGTTCTTGCCCGGCGACACGGCGGCGAGCTCGAACCCCGCCAGCGAGGTCGGCGTGCTGCCACCCCGGAATGTCGGCGTGCCCGTCACGTCATGGGAGCCGAGGGCGCCGGACGACAGCAGGTTGAAGTCCTGCGCCAGCGCACCGGCGGGGACCTTGGTGCGTTCGATGCCGCCGGCGAGCACGTTGTCGCGGACCGTGCCGCTCGTGTGCTCCGGCGGGTGGTCGGTGCCGTTGGTCCAGTCCTCGAAATGGAGGCTGCCGCCGACGATCGTGTTGTGGACCGCGGTCGTGCCTGCCGACCAGCCGAAGTAGGCGGCGTAGGGGTACTCGTCCATGACGAACACGTTGTCGACCAGCGACGTGCCGGCCGTGCCGTTGGGGGCCATGATCCCCGTGCTGTTGCCGTGGAAGTAGTTGCCGACGATCGTCGTCTTAGGCCCGTCGTAGAGCTGAATCGGGTCGACATGCGCGCCGCACGTCCCCTGCCGCAGACCGGTGAACTCGTTGCCCGGCCCGATCGTGTTGTTCGGGGTGCCGCCGACGAACACACCATCGGAGCAGCCACCGCCGCCGAAGTGGCTGTTGCGGACCGTGTTGTCGTGGGCGCCGAGGTTGATCGACAGGCGCCCTTCCCACGTCGCCGTGCCGAGCCCGTCGAACGTGTCGCCGTCGAGGACGATGTCGTGGGCGTTGTCGCGCAACACGACCCCGGACGTGAACCGGACGCCCTGGATCGTGATGTTCGCCGTCCCGAGGAACTGGGCGCCGGCCATCGTCACCGACGCACCGTCTGCGGCCTTGACCGTCACCCGAGACGCCTTTGATGCGCCCTTGAACGTGGCGTAGGAGCCCGTGGCGAGGGTGATGGTGTCGCCGCCCTGCGCTCCTGCGTAGACGCTGGTGAACGTCGCTGGGGTCGCGGTGAGGGTTGCGGCGCCGGCCGTGGCGCAACCGGACAGCGTCAGTGCCGTCATGAGGAAGGGGAACAGACGGCGCATGAGGTCTCCTAGACAGACGTGGGGTTCTGCTGGACCTAGGAA